AAAAGAATTCAAATCATGTAGCAGCAGTTCAATGGTTAGAGGATAACCTACCTGCTGAATTTCTGGATGATGCAGAAACTGATTGGATTGGAATGTTCAGAACCAAACCACCTACGCCAGAGGTTCTTGCAGTTCCTTATTTCAATCAAGTAGACAACTATAGAGATGCACATAGAACTTGTAACAGTTCATCGTGTGCTATGTGCCTTGCTTTCCTCAAGCCTGGCAGCATCAAAGGTGATGATGAATATGTCACGAAAGTATTTGCGATTGGTGACACGACTGACCATGCGGTACAGACAAAAGTTCTCGCAGGTTATGGAGTTAAGTCACACTTTAGTTACAATCTTTCTTTTGCTGATATTGATAAGAGTCTTGATGCTGGGAAACCTGTCGTTATTGGTATTCTGCATCGCGGTTCTCTTTCTGCACCTACTGGTGGGCACATGTGTGTTGTAATCGGTAAGACTCCCGATGGTAAAGGATACTTTGTAAATGATCCATATGGTTCTCTCAACGATAACTACACTGGACCTGTGACGAATGGTAAAAAAACCATCTACACCAAAGCAGTTCTCAAGCACCGTTGGTGTCCAGGAGGCAACGATGGCTGGGGAAGAATCTTCGATTAATTTTAAGAGAAAGATCTTACAACGTATCAAAGATCTGACGAATCACGGTAAACACGTAGAAGCAAATCAACTTTATCAAAAATACTTCGGAGGCAACAATGGCAAGAGTTGACTTACACAATTTCTTTCAGTTCTATGATGAAAGAAACCCCAACCACGTCAAAGCAGTTCAGTGGTTAGAAGATAATCTACCCGTCAAGTTCCTTGAGGACAATGTAGACTGGGCGGAGATTTATAGAGGAAAAAAGACTAGTGCTGCGCCAGCCCCTGCTGCCGCAGCTCCAGTAACAGGTGGTGATGATGTTCCACAAATGGGCATCAAGTTAATTAAAGAGTTTGAAGGATGCCATCTAAAGGCATATCCTGACCCTTTGACTGGTGGACTTCCAATCACAATCGGTTGGGGTTCCACTCGCAAGAAGGACGGTTCAGCATTCAAACTTGGTGATACCCTCACACAGGCAGAAGCAGATTCACTTCTCATTGAGCAGTGTAAGAAAGAGTTTCTCCCTGCTTTAAGAAAAATTCCACATTGGAATGAAATGTCAGATGGAAAAAGAGGCGCTCTTCTCAGCTTTGCTTATAATCTTGGTGCCGGTTTTTACAACGGTGCTAACTTTAATACTATTACTAAACGCCTGAAGAATAAAGAGTGGGACTTAGTTCCAGATGCTCTTTATCTCTATCGTAATCCTGGTTCTAATGTAGAAGCAGGACTTGCTCGTAGAAGAAAGGCAGAAGGTGAAGCTTGGAAAAAAGGATAAATAGTTTCAACCATTGAGTTGAAACTGCAGCTCAGACCCACACCAAGGTGAGTTGTGTTTGGTAGTTCATAGGAATTTTCTACCACACCAACTTACCTTATTTTTATGTCTACCAACACGCAAAAGGCGCTGGCTGCAGCGTCTGCGCTTCTTCTTGGAGTGCCAACAGCATTCGCGGATACAATTACCAATACAGATTTTGAGGGAGGTTCATTATCTGGTTGGAATATTGGTTCTCAAACAGGAACTCTTACTAATGGAACCATTACAGGTAATGGGACAGGTGTTACTGCTATCAACGGTTCAGTAACTTTCAATGCACCTTCTCACGGTGCAGTAGGAAGTCCAACACTTTCTGGTGGAGCTCCGAATCCATACTACCAACCTGCAGTATCTCCAACTACTTGGACATTCTCTCCATATGGTTCTTATGGTGCTGCATTACAACCAACAGGTAATGTAACTTTTGATGCTGCAACATCAGCATTAGGACTTACATCTGCAGAAAACCAAGCAATTAAAACAAAACTTCAACAAGACCAACAAGCATCAGGTCTCGGAAATCCTAATCCAACTAATGCCGCTTGGATAACTCAAAGTGTAAATCTTGATGCTGGAACGATTTATACAATGTCTTGGAACTACATTGGAACTGATTATGTTCCTTTCAATGATGGTTCTATCACATCTCTTGTTTATCAGGGAACTGGTTCTACTCCGGTTGTAACTGTTAATAACTATGTCCAGAACTATGCTTTACTTGGATTCACTAACCCAGGTACGGGAGATTATTCCACAGGAACTTATGGTTCAACTGGATGGCAAAATTCAACATATCAAGTTGATGTAACTGGTGCTTACTTATTAGGATTTGCTGTATTCAACCTTGGAGATACTTCACTTTCACCAGTTCTTTTAGTTGATAGTCAACCAGGAACTACATTAGCAAATGGTCAAACATTCGGTGCAGTTGCTCCCAATAATCCAAATGCTCCAAACAACTCAACACCATCTACCCCAACAGTAACTGGAACATCAACATCCGACCAAGTTACAACATCCACATCAATTTCAAATGTTGTAGCAACATCTCAAGTTACTTATAATGTAAGTAATCTTGATACTGATGGATACGGTACAGTTCAGAACTATACTGATACTGTAGAAACAACAACTCCAGTTACAACAACTACTACAACCACAACACCAGTTACGACTACCACATATTCTGATGGTTCTACAACCACATCAAATGGAACTCCAGTTGTAACCACATCCACATCTAACGGAACATCAAGTTCACAAGTAACTGCAACAGTTCTGAACTATACTTCAACAATTGCTCCTTCCGTTTCTTCTACAATTGCTGCATCACAAACACTTCCAGCAGTTACAACTAAAGCATATAATTTTGAAGCAAGTGAATCTGGTGGGAAACAACAAATCAAAAAACAAACGGTGACGACTGTAACCACTCCAATGGTTACGACTACAACTACAACTCCAGTCACCACAACTGTTTATGCTGATGGAACAACAACTGCAATTGACGGAACACCAACATATACTTATACATCATCTGAATCTGTTGCAGTATCTGATTCTTATAATTATTACTTTGGACGCATTGACCAGTTAGAAGTTCTTGATGGAATCAATGATGGTATCAATGGACTTCTGAATCACGAACCAACCGCAGGTAAGCAAAGATTAAGAGTATTTGAGAACAACAGATTCGTTCAGTCCTATAATGCTGATGGATATACTGCTGATTCCAAGATCTTCGGTGGTGGATTTGAGTTTGATGCAACCAAAGGTTGGACTGTTGGTTTCCAGTATAATAGAGTCAACATAAACCTTAATGGTGTTGACTCAAGTACACAACAGAACAAAGATCACTTCGGTGTATTCAGTGAACTCAGAGGAAATACACTCACTCTGAATACTAATGCTGCGATTGCAAACAGTAATTATAAGTACAATAGAAATGTAGAAGGTGTCTTTAATAATGCTGGTGAAACAACTGGTTCCGAGTGGTGGGTTTCTAATCGCTTATACTGGCATCTTCACAAGGCAGTAAAACCATTTGTTGGTTATACTGTCCAGAATGTAAGAAGAAATGCTTACACCGAAACTGGTTCTATTCAGTCCGCAAGATCAGTTGAAGCACATAATCAAACCACTCATATTGGTGAAGCAGGTCTCAAACTAGAAACTCGTTTTGGTGGTAAGAAGAAGGATCTGTTTGGTGTCAGTGTAGAAGGTGCTTATGGAACTGATAATTCTTATGGAGTTGCTGCTGAAGTAGACTATAAAGAGATGTTAATTGTTGAAGCATCTCACGGTGTGAATAATGGAGTCACTAATAATTCTGTTGCTGCTAAAGTCAAGTTTAGGTTCTAAAAACCTAAATAAGACAGACTTCATCACACGGACTGATGGATAACAAAAAAGAAAAAACTATGAGTCAAGTTATTCGTGTTGCGATTTTGAGTTGGTCTGCCGCTCTCCTGACCGCTAGCTATGCTGGTATGCTCGCAAAAATGGATCCTACCTTCATTGCTACGGTCTTCACCGCTTCTGCTGCTACCTTTGGTATTAATACTATGAAGAAAGGTGGTGAGGATGATGAGAAGAAAGAAGAGCCACGCAGAGAAGCAGTTGTAGAAGCTCCTCCAGAACCACCTGCTCCAGTAGCAGAAGCACCTGCCACAAATCTTGAAGCAAGAGTTGAAGCACTGGAAGAGGGTCAAGTTCAACCCCGCACAGGTGGAGCATAATGGCAAAGTCCGCAAACAAAGGCAAGAAAGGTTCTGCTGGAGGTAAAAACTCTAAGCAGAACCAAGGAAATGCGACGGCAAACAAAGCAAAAAACGGTGGTAAAAAAAAGTGAGGTATTATGCCACGAGAGTGGAACACTCCGATTCGGGAGCCTTGGAATCCTGTAATTAAAAAGTGTCTAGACGCAGTTGATAATCATATGAGACTGTATCTAGATACACAAGAAGAGTGGCACCTATCACAAGCAGAAACCTTAAGAAAATATGTAAAAGATTTGAAAGTTTGGATACATCATCAAGAGGGACGAGAATGAAAAAACTCCTCACGGCAATCGGTCTATCATTAAGTTTAGTTCTTCCCGCAAGTGCTGAAAAAATAGTAAAGAAACAACCCACCGTTCCAGCATATAGTCTGGCAGCGATGGGTTGTATGATTCTATTAGAATGTACTGAAGGTGTTGAGAAACTTACATCAGAATCAGAATTACTCAAAGCAAAAGAACTTGACCCATTCAGAGAAGAAGTCAAGCGTATTTTAGTAGGACTAGAGAAAGTCAATGTTGGTGTTTATATTGCTCCACCCAGATATTTCACACCAAGAACAGTAGGGTTATATAAACCAAAGTATAATCGTCTTTTTATAAATGAAGAGTTACTCAAAGACCCAAGAGAGTTTCTAGGAACACTACGTCACGAAGGATGGCACGTCGTTCAGGATTGTATGGGTGGTGGAATAGAAACAGCATTTATGGCTCAGGTTCATCAAGATGCTGAAATACCATCTTGGGTAATGAAGACCACAAGGCTTTCTTATGAGTCTATGGGTCAAAGTCGTGCTGTGCCTTGGGAGGCAGATGCGAACTGGGCAGAAGAACAGTTAGGTCAAACGGCAAAGCACCTAGAAATGTGTGCGAAAGGACCACTCTGGGAGCAGGTAAGACCCACTC